AAGACGAAGAAGTTCTTGATGAAGCTAAGGTAAAAGAAGAAGAAGAAGACGAAGATGACGAGGAAGAAGAAGTCGAGGAATCTGCAGATGATGCAGAAGACGAAGACGAAGAACCCGAAGTCAAAGAAGTTTCTATTCCGAAGACCAAAGCTGGAGTTATTCAAGCAGCAGTTGATATGTTGAAGAAAGCTAGAAAAGAAGATGCGCAGAAAATATATGCTAAAATGGCGAAAGTCGATGAATCCGAAGATGATGGATCCGTTGCTAAGAGTATTAAGGCCGCTCCTCAGAAGAAAAACGAACTTAAGGCGAAAGCTAAAGTTGAGTCCGTTGACTTCTCAGAAGACCTAGATGCTGTAATCGCTGAAGAAGCTACTTTATCTGATGGGTTCCGTGGCAAAGCCGGTGCAATTTTTGAGGCAGTACTTACTAGTAAGCTATCTCAAGAAATGGACAGACTTGAAACTGAGTACGCGCAGAATCTCGAAGAAGAGGTTTCCGAAGTTAAGAGTGAACTAGTTGAGAAGGTTGATTCCTACTTAAACTATGTTGTTTCTAACTGGATGGAGACTAATGAAGTTGCAGTAACCGAAGGTCTTAGGACTGAAATTGCTGAAGACTTTATGACTTCTTTACAAGCAGTGTTCAAAGAACATTATATCGATGTACCCGAAGGTAAAGTTGATTTGGTAGACGATCTCGCCGAACAAGTTGCTGAACTGGAAGTTACATTAAACAAAACCACAGAAGATAATATCAAACTACATGAATCAGTTCAAACTTTAGAAAGAGCTGATATAGTAAGAGAACAATCTTCAGGGCTTGCCGACACAGAAGCTGAGAAGCTAGGCGCTTTGGTTGAAGATATTGAATTCGATAACAAAGATAACTTTGAAATGAAAGTTAGAGTTGTTAAAGAGTCATACTTCACAAAAGCAATTAGTGAATCAGTAGATGAACTATCAAGCATTGCAGGTACTGACGAGGTTCAAACCGAAGTTAGTGATGTTATGTCAAGATATACACAAGCAATCTCGAAATTTAACAAGTAATCTAATAGGAGAAAACATAAAATGTTTAATTCAGATACAAATCTAATGGAAAAATGGTCTCCAGTACTAGAACACGGTGACGTACCTAGTATTCAAGACAAGTACAAGAAGGCTACTGTAGCCAGATTGTTGGAAAACCAAGAAATGGCACTTCGCGAAGATGCCGCAAATATGGGCGGAAACTTCATCTCTGAAGCAGCTGCACCTAACTCAGGCGCCGGTGGCGCTAACCTGGCTACGTTTGATCCCGTTCTTATCTCTTTGGTAAGACGTGCAATGCCTAACCTCATCGCTTATGATATCGCTGGCGTTCAGCCAATGACTGGACCTACTGGTCTTATCTTTGCAATGAAGTCTAAGTACAGCACACAGGGTGGAACTGAAGCTCTTCATAACGAAGCTGATACAGACTTCTCTGGAACTGGAACTCATCAAGCAGATCCAACTGGTTTAGTTGGTGTTCTTGATGCTGACACAGATGGTAGTATCGCTGATACTGCTGACACAGTCTCTACTCACGGTGAAGGTCTTACGACTGCAGCTGCTGAAAGACTTGGTGTTGGTGAGTCTGGTGACGGATCATTTGGTGAAATGGCATTCTCAATCGAGAAAGCTACAGTAACTGCTAAGTCACGTGCTCTTAAAGCAGAGTACACTATGGAATTAGCTCAAGACCTTAAAGCAGTACACGGTCTAGATGCTGAAGCAGAACTTGCTAATATTCTTTCTTCTGAAATCCTTGCGGAAATCAACAGAGAGTTAATTAGAACTGTCTATAAGAAAGCTACTATTGGTGCTTTGACTTCAAACGTTGCTCTTAAAGGTGCGTTTAATGTTGACACAGATGGTGACGGTCGTTGGATGGTTGAGAAGATCAAAGGTCTTATTATGCAAATCGAAAGAGAAGCTAATCAGATCGCCAAAAGCACTAGACGTGGAAAAGGTAACTTTATTGTTGTTTCTTCTGACGTAGCTTCTGCAATTGCAGCTGCTGGTGTTATGGACTATGCTCCTGCAATGTCTACTGGACTTCAGGTTGATGATACTGGTAATACCTTTGCTGGTGTTATGAGTGGAAGAATCAAAGTATATATTGATCCATATGCTACTGGTGACTTCGTATGTGTTGGTTACAGAGGTACTAACCCATATGATGCTGGTCTATTCTATTGCCCATACGTTCCTTTAACTATGGTTAAAGCCGTTGGTGAGAATGACTTCCAGCCTAGAATCGGATTCAAGACAAGATACGGTATGCAGCAGAACCCATTCGTGGGTGTTGCAGCAGGTGCTGGTACAGATCGTGCCAACCCGTACTTCAGAATCTTCCGTGTTGACGGACTTATGACTTAATTTTAAGTTATATTGATTCACCTAAAGGGACTCTTCGGAGTCCCTTTTTTTATGCCTTATATTTTAACCCTTATAAATACTATTATGGAAGACATATACAAAGATGGAAGATGGAATTACTGGGGTCTAGTAGAAGATCCTGAAGAGGAAGAAGATGACACTAACAACCAATAAGAACTTTTTGAGTCCAGTAGGGTTTCACTTTGCTGTAAGCGCTCAGAGCTTTCCAAACCTTGAGTATTTTTGTACGGCAGTGACCCTGCCCGGCATATCTCTTTCGGAATCAAATGTACCCTTCAGAGGCACTAATATTGCCATGACTGGTGATAGAATAAACTTCGATGCACTTGCAATTAGGTTTAATGTAACAGAGAATATGGATAACTACATTGAAATGTTTAACTGGATGCATAACATCATTAAAGACCCTCTGGGTGAATCCTATAAGTTTGATGCAACACTATCCATACTAACATCACATAACAATGTGAGTAAAGAGATATTATTTAAAGATTGTTTCCCTACAACACTGTCTGCCTTAGAGTTCTCTACTCAGCAAACCGATGTTGAATACCTCCAAGCAGATGCTTCATTCAAGTATACATACTATGAGATAAAATAAAGGTTTACTTTTGTCTGTATTTGTAGTATAATAGTACTTAAAACAGATTATTTTTAAACCAGTGAGATTACATTATGAATAACTTAGAAAAAATATTAGAAATGTGGAAGAAAGACTCTCTCATAGACGAGATGAGACTTGATGAATCCTCCCGGGATTCGGCTAAACTCCACTCCAAATACCTAGAACTATATAGCGTAAATAAGATGCGACTTAAAAAGCTCGATCTTGACTTTAAGATTATTCTTAGAGATAAGTTTATGCATTATAACGGTAAACTAACTAAAGCAGAGATGGACGAGAAAGGGTGGGATTATGATCCACTTAATGGGTTAACTGTACTTAAAGGCGATATGGATAAATGGTATGATGCCGATCCAGTTGTTCAAGCTCATCAAGCCAAGATGGAATATACAAAAGAAATGTGTGATTGTCTTAAAGAGATAATGGAGAACATTAAGTGGCGTCATCAGAATATCAAAAATATACGAACATAGATATGCCTTTAAGGGACAACAGTTTGCATATGCAGCCGACACGATTAGGTTATCTTTAGAAATGATGGGTCATACCGAAGGTGATAATCCAGACTTACACATATATAACCATACGTGTAGAGACTTAGAACCGGACATGCCAAAGAATAGTATCATATTCAAACCTACAGCACCTACCAGCAAACACTTTCAAATATGCGATACTGGGTATGCTAATAGTTCTGCTCTTACATTCGAGGATCCAACTCTATACACTGATTGGAGAATATACGACACTACCGAGTGGAATGAAATACAATCCCTCATAGCAAGAAGAGCTAATAAATGGGATCAATCAGTTCTAATAAACGGTTGGGATGAAGTTAAAGATATAACGGACGATCACATACTTGTTATAGGTCAGATGCCAGAAGACGAGACTGTAAATGGTTTTGGATTTAAAGGTCATATTAGTAGGATAGATATGATTCTTGATAAACTAGAAGGGGAGAATATAGTACTTAAACTGCACCCCAATTATAAGCCATCATTACCTGCAGAGAAACGAGCTTATAGAAAATGGGAAGAAATGAGTAATGTGCAAATTCTAAAAGGGTTTACCACAATACATTCTGTGTTACCTAAGACTCGTGTTGCTATAGTAGATAACAGTACTGCTGGTATAGAGTGTATGATGCATGATGTTCCTATGATTACATATGGCTATCCAGACTATCATTGGGTTACCCAAGATATGAGATCCTTAACTCAGCTACGAGGTATGATAGCTACAGTTGATCAATGGTATGATAAAGAATTAACACGAAGGTTCTTATGTTACTACATTTTTGAGTACCTTTGTAGCGATATAGATACTACTATGAATAGACTGAAAGAATTATTATAATGGATATAATAAAAGTCAAAAAGAAGAATGAATCCTTCTTGGAGATAATCACAGATCCCTCCATAGAGATGGAACTAGCGGAACACTTTTGTTTCTATGTTCCTGGCTATAAGTTTATGCCAGCATATAAGAACCGTATGTGGGATGGTAAGATTAGACTCTTTGATTTGAGAAAGAAAACTTTGTATTCTGGATTGTTTCAGTATATGCAGGAGTTTGCTAACGCTCGACAGTATGATATACAACCAGAACCTAATAGAACATATGGTTTAGCTGGTACAAAGAATATAATCGACATACCTGCATTGCTTAATGAGATAACTCTTACTGCTGGTGGTAATGAAATAATACCTCGTGACTATCAGATCGCAGCACTAGAACATGCTCTTATTAATGGTCAGTCCCTACTACTATCACCTACCGCTTCTGGTAAGTCACTTATTATTTACTTAGCTATTAGACACTTCTTGGAAGAGTCCGATCAAAGTGTTCTACTTATTGTACCTACTACCTCTCTGGTAGAACAGATGTACTCTGACTTTGCCGACTATTCACAGTTTGATGAATGGGAAGTAACCGAGAACTGTCATAAGATTTATGCAGGTAAAGAGAAATATAACGTCAAGCCGCGAGTTATCATAACCACTTGGCAGTCAATATATAAAGAAAGTTCAGGATGGTTCCAGCCCTTTGGTATGGTTGTAGGTGATGAAGCACACGCTTTTAAAGCTAAGTCATTAACTTCTATCTTAGAGAAGTGTACTGAGTGTAGATATAGAATGGGTACTACAGGTACTCTGGATGGAACTCAGACACACCAATTAGTATTAGAAGGGTTATTTGGTCCAGTCCATAAAGTGACTACTACTAAGAAGTTAATGGATAACAACGATTTAGCTCAGTTAGATATTAATGTACTATTATTAAAGTATGCTGACGAGTTTTGTAAGATTAAAAGAGACTATCAGCAAGAGATGGACTTTATTGTGCAGTATGAACCTAGAAATAACTTTATATCTAATCTAGCTATAGACTGTACGGGTAATACCCTTGTACTGTTCCAGTATGTAGATAAGCACGGTAAACCCCTTCATAACATGCTACGAGAGAAGCTA